TGCTGCTTCTGGGTTGTTAACTTCTAATGAGTTAAATATTTGATTAGCTAGTGATGAATTTGATATTGTTGAGTTTTTAAACGTAGCTGATAGTGAATTAAATGAATTTAAATCTCCAGATGGTACATTAGATTCAATACCTCCACCAGTTAAATATCTTAAAGTTAAAGTAGTGTTAGAAGGTGATATTCCAAAAGTATTTGTAAATACAAAATTAGTAGGAGAATAAGCTGTTGTTAACTTTGATTTTTCAAATGGTAACCCTAAACCAACATTATTTGGGTTAGGAACTATTTCTTCTGTTGTATCGTTTGGATTACCTGATCCGAATAATATTCTTAAAGACCCGGAATTCATAAAACGGGTAGCAAATCGGTTTTGAACCTGTTTTATTTTTAATAAATTTGGAGTATCTACAGATGAGTAATAGTTAGGATCATTTGGGTTAGTATTATTTATAGAATCATAAATAGCATCTTGAGCTAAATTATCTACTTCATACCATTGGTTTCCATTTGAATCAAAAACATCTAAAATTCCTACAATATTAGAATCATTAATATCTATAAAGTTAAAAGGAATAGGTGTTGTGAAAGTAGATGTTGTAGTTTTTATTACTGAGGAAATAGATGGTCTTGATTTTTTTAGTAAATAATAGGTTGGATTTCCTCCACTAGTTTGATAAACAGTTATTTCTGTAGGATCGGATGAACTACTATAAGAAAAGTCTACTTTATCTTGTATTAAGAATTTTACATTATTATTTGTAGAAGAATTAATTACTGTGTTTGATGGAATTTCTAATGTATAATTAAAATCAGGTACTGTTGTACTACCAGCAATAATAGAAGGTAATATTTGATAAAAATCTAATGTTGTAGTTGCTACGGAAGTAACTTTAGGTTTATAACCTAACATATAAGCTAAATCATACAAGTTATTTGTTTGACGAGCATATTGTAGATAAGTTTCTTGAACCTGATTGTCTAAATAAAAAGACATAACATCACCTACATAGGCTGCCATTTCCATAAACATCATTCCGGGGGATGTTTGAGAAAAATCATTATAAGTGTTAGGAAAATAAGTTTTAGAATAGGTTATTAAGGAATCCCTTAATGAACTAAAATCCTTATTTAAATATGTTATATCTCTTTTTAAAGCCATTTTATATTGTTATGTTTACTATATCATTAATTCCAAAATTAATTACACTATATGTTATAGTAATAATCAATTGATTTATATCTTCATTAGCAGCAATGTTTACATTTTGTAAACTTACAAACGGAAAAAATCTATTAATTTCATCGGTAACTATAGTTTTTAAAGTTTCCTCAGTATTAATAGACATATTTTCATATAGTGTTTGTTTTACAACACTACCAAATAAAGGATTCATAACTCTTTCTCCTTTGGAAGTTGAAAAAAAGTTAATAATATTATTTCTTATAGCATCTCTGGTTAGATAATTAGAAATAAAAACCGCTGTCCCACTAAAGGGAATATTTACACCTACAGCTTTAGCAGCATCCGTGTCAACAGGGAATTTATTTCTAACTATTATAGCCATTATTTATTCATTAAAGCCATTATTTGGTCTAATCCTACACTACCTTCAGGTAATGCTCCATTAATAGCATCTACTGGACCTTGTGGTTGGAATTGTCCAGCGTAAGCCGTTGTTGCTGGAGTTCCTACTTGCATATCTTCTAAGATATTACCAAACATTGCTTGTCTTTCTTGAGGTGATAATTTTTTAGGTTGAGAAATGTTAGGTTGAGCGTAAGTGTCTCTTGTTGACTCCGTAACAATTGTTTTAGGGGCACGAACAGCTTCCAATAGAATATCTTTTAATTCTTCTTGAATAGCTTCCTTTACTGCCTCTTTAATAATTTTTTTAAAATCTGATGGTTTCATTGTTTATAAATATTAAGTTAATAAGCTTTTAAATTGTCTCTGTCGATTATTAATTTTAATTCATTAATCAAAGTTAAATTATCAGTTGTAAACGATAATTCTGTTTGAATTAAATTAATACCCTGTTGGTTTTTACCAATAGCACGTCTACGATTAACTGTAGGTGTATATGGTACTTCTTCTATTTCAATAATAAATCCGTTATATGTTGTTTGGTTAATAGTTTGTTGTGCTTGTAGTTGAGCATCAGCTATAGATTGAACTGATTTTGTTATTGGAGGTAATGTATTATTTGGATCACAAGTTTGCAAAACAGAATCTATTGACTTTAAAAATTCAGTAGCGGTTAATATATAATCCCCAACAATAGATAAAACTAATGCTGAACCTGCTAATACTGATTGGTATTTAGATAATTTAGAATTACCGTATTGATCAAAAGTTATCTTTCTAATTAAAGTTTGAGCATCATTTAATAAAGTTGTTATGATACTTGGAGTGGGTAATGCATTTGCGGGTGGAAGTTTTAATGCTGCGGATGCTGCTATTGATGCTATATCTGTTGTATTAATTAATGTTAGAGCAGTATTTAGAAAAAAAGATAATCCTGTTATTGATGTACCTAAAACTTCAATTTTATTTCCTATATTATTTAATTGATTAACTATTAAATCTCTTTGTTGTCTTAGTATATTTAATTCAATTGGGGTAAGACATACCCCACTAGCTTGATATTTAGAAACATAATCAATAATTAATTTATCAATAGAGGGTTGAATAATTGTATTTACTTGACTTCCTAAAACATAAATTAATTGAGGTAATTTAGCAGCTCCTTTTGCTTTAAGATTATCAGGTGTAGCTTGTTCAATAGCTGTAGCATCAACTTTTTTTTCACTTGCTGATTTAGATTTAGCAGCAGTAGAAGCAGCTTCTAATAATCGTTGTTGTTCTATATCTAAAGGTGAAGCCATTATACAGTATAATTATATTTAGATTTTAAAGTTTCTAAATTTGCTTGTAATGCATTTAAAGAAGCATTTACTTGAGTTGCTGCCACGTTTAATTGAACTAAAGGAGTACCTGGAGGTGTTGATACTGCTGTTGAACAAACAGTCATAAATCCTGATAGATTAGATATCAATTGATCTAATAAATTAATAGTTTGATTACCTAATAATAAAGGTTCGGTTGCATTTTTAGAACCAATATAAGTATTTGTTGATTGGATTACTGTTGTTGGAGCATCAATATTAACACTTTCAACAGCATTTAAATTAATTGATTTTTTAGAACTAAATAAAATATGATCTACGGATGAATTAAATACTAACCGCCCAGATGAAATTATAAGTTGATTTGATGAATATTGAGAAGGTAATGTTGGGGGGTTGGTTTTATAACTAACATAAGATGTACTAGAGGCATTTAATGGGATTTTTTGAGTTGAACCAAAATAAATAGAACCTAAATCTTTATTTATATCTTCAGTAATATGTTGCCATCCGTTTCCAGGGTTAATACCTTGACCATTTCTTATTATCATTATAGGGTCACCATCAGTACCTGTTGATGACCAATCATTAGGTCTATTTTTAACAGTAGAACCAAATCTAATACTATTTCCCCATCTACCTTCATATATTACATCTCCTTCAAAAGGTAATAAGGGATTAATATTATCTCTTTCTTTAAAAGTTTCACCAAAATAAATTTCAGTAGGTTGATCTGTTACTACTCTAGGACTTCCTAATGTAGTTTGTAAGTAACTTTTTTGTTGAGTTTGACTTAAGTTACCTTCGGCATATGGAAGAGCATTATGATGTGGGTGATTCCAAAGACTTAAAATATTTAAATAATAAATAGATTTACTAGCAGTTGTTGCTTTAATTCCAATATCTGGTTGTCTTAAAATTATTACTAATTCATTTATTAAAGGATAATTTTTTATATTAGGAAATAAGGGTTTTGCTGTTAGTTTATTATTAACAGAAGATGCTGTAGAAACGTCACCTGGTGTTGATTTGTAATCAATAAATTCAATATCACCAATAGCATTAGCATCATCTCCATCTAAAATAACATTAATTACCCTTCCGGTGCTAAGAATATTATCTTGTTTAAGAGCATTAGCAACACTAAAATTATTTTTTGTGTTAAAATTTTTATTTAAAGCACCAAATCCGTAAGCCATTATTTACCTCCTTTTAACTCGTTCATAGCAGATAATAACTGCTCTTTTTCCTCATCGGAAATAGTTAAAGCACCATCAGATGTTACTGTTGCCATAGCACGTTGAGCTAAAGCAGCCATCTTAATTAAAATATCATCATTTTTTACACTAATTTCCATATATTCTTTAATCAATGGAACTACTAAAGTAGCATCTCCAATATCGGAAATTAATGGTTTTAACTCATTAATTAGAGCAGTAACCTGTTGATCTTTCTTCTTTTGGTTATTGTAAATTTCCTCTAAAACATCAGAGAATTTTTTCTTACCAAAAATAATATTTTCAAATTGTGACATAAATATACATTTAGTTTCTTATAAATATGAAACTTAAAAACTTGTATATCCATGTTCCAAATAAAACACATAACCTTCTTTAAATATGTCGTAGAGTTGGTTTGCTATTTTGGTAATTTTAGGGGTTTTAACATCTACAATTTCACGGATATAAATGTAAAGAGCTTTTTTATTAAATATATCTAAATGTTCTCTTTTACGAAATAATTCTAAAATAGCATCCGCAATTTGAGCGTCATATTCTTTAGGGAATAAATTATAAATATTCTTGGTGCAATACTCGGTAAATATATCTATAAACATTGATAAACGCTCATCGTGCGAAGTATCATCTATACTATATGAATGTTCCTCATCTTCTTCAATAGTATCTAAGGCAACAGTATCAATACGTTTTTTATAATTCTTTTGATTTGATAAAATAAGATAACGTTTAGCAATAGTTCCAAAATAAGAATATGCTTTAGCTCCTCTTTCTGGATTAAATAAATGGATTTTAGATAGTAGGAAAGTAATTACCTCGTGTTGTAAATCCTCAATATTATCTACCTCAGTATAATAAAATTTAAATGTTTTCTTC